GGGTCGATCGTGATGAGCGGCAGAATGCCGCAGCTGCAACGAGCCATGTCAAGGCCTCTCAGAAGATCAGTTCAACAAGGACGAGGCCAGCGGACCCCATGCCGCCGGTCTGGTTCGAGGCCGCGCCGATACCGACCGCCGCCGCGCCCGCACCGCCGCCGCCACGGCCGACCGCGTTCGGGCCGGTGCCGTTGTTCGAGCGGGCCGGGCCGCCGGTGCCGTACGCGCCGCCCGGGTCGCCGCCCCGGCCGGACGTCGCGGCCAGGTTGGACAGGCGCAGGGCCGAGTGACCGGGCCCACCGGGAACGGTGACCTGGCCGACGCCAACGCTGGCGCCAGCGCCACCTACCACGGTCGACGGGGTCGTTCCGGACGTCATGGTGTACGGGCCGCCGCCGCCGCCGAGGGACTGCACGTGCGGGCCGAAGCTGGACGGGTTGCCAGACGCACCGTCCGAGTTGCCGACACCGCCCGCACCGCCGACGCCGACGGTGACGATCTCGATTGCCGCGAGGACTGCTGCGTCGATGATCGATTCCGAGTAGCCGCCGCCACCGCCGCCGCCCGAGACGGCCGCCTCACCGTTGTTCGCGATCGATCCGCCGCCGCCGCCGCCCGCACCGATCACCCGGACCCGGACCCGGGCAAGGCCGGGGTAGTTGGCCTTGATGAACTGACTGTTGCCGGTGGCGCTGAATACCACCAGCTGACGCAGCCCCATCGACCCGGGGACCATGCTCAGTTCCCCGCTGGGAAGGATTGTGAAGTAGTTACTGTCCACGCATACGCGCGCCATGGGTCAGAGCCCTTCCGTCGTCGGTTGCTCGGGCAAGTCTACGGGCGGCTGCTCTTCTGCCGGGGCCGGGAACGCCGCGACGTGCAGCGTCGCACCGGGCCACGGCGTGCCGTCGCAGTGCCACACCAGGAACTCGGCCCGCGTTGCACTGGCTGCCTTGAGCGTCGCAATGAGCGGCACGTCCGCAACGGGCGTAGCAACGATCATCGGCACCCCGCCCTGGTCCGCGTAGTCCCAGCGTGCTTCCCCCACTTCATTGCAGGTGAGCACGGCTGCAACGGGCGCTGCAACGGGCCCCGGGGGGCCTGCAACGCCTGCTTCACCGGGCGGGCCGGGGATCATGGTGCTGCGACGGGTGGTGCTGCGGGCAGCCCTGGCCGTTGCGCGCAGCACACCGCCCACCGGGTTGCCGGGGATCCGGCGCATCGGACTGTTGCGAACGGCCATCACGTCACCGCCAGTGTGTCGCCCGTTGCGGTCACCTGCAACGTGATCTGTTCCTGCCCGGGGGTGGCGTCACTGCCGCCGCTCTCGGTCACCTGCAACCCGGTGATCTTCAACCGCTGTGAGACATCCCGGCACGTCGCCGTCGTGGTGATGTCAACACACCAGCCGGGGACCAGGCTGGCCGCATCGATCGCTGCGTCCGGCGACAGGGTGAGACTCTGCGTGTCAATGTGGACCGGCACGATCGCCGAGGATGCCAGCTTGGCAACGGCCGCTTCCTGGGCGGCCGCCGTGGTCGTAATGCTGGTCTGCTCTGAGTAGAGTTCCAGCAGCCCGTAGTAGTCGTTCGTGCCGCCAGCCTCGCCGACCACGCCCGACTCATCGGACCCGGCGACGATCTGCCGGGTCACCAGGTTCGAGCCGTCCTCTGTCACTGAGAGGCCGTCCGGCAGGTCGGTGTCCGTCAGGCGCCCGACCACTTCGCAGAAGTCATCGGGCATGATCACGATCGTGTTCCCTACGGCGGTGAAGTCGATCCCGGTGTCCGCCAGGTCCCGCAGGTGGTCTGCCGTCTGGCCGATGTTCTGCGGGTAGGCCCGGCCGCCGGTGACGCCGCTGGGACCGATCACCACGATCTCGTGTCCCGGGTCGTCCGGGAAGAACGCATCCTCGATGAGCAGCTGCGCGATGGCCGTCAAGTCGGTGCCGGTGAAGTTGAAGTCCTGATGGGGGACCCGCCGGTCGAGCAGGCCGACCAGGTCGACGGCCTGTACGGTCATCGACTCGACGTCCCACCTGGGGTTCAGGACGAACCCCGACCACATCAGCGAGACGCCACGGTAGATGTTCAGCCGGTGCCGCCACGACCGGACGCCGCCCAGCTGGTTGCAGCACTCGGCGTCCGACACGCCGATGGTCACCGAGGCCGATGAGGAATCGTTCAGCACCCGGTTGTACTCGACCTCGGTCAAGAGGCCGCCGGAACTGATCACCCGCCCCTCGCGGTCCGTAATGGTGTAGCTGTGGCTCTTGCACCCGAGAGGGATTGTCATCACAGCCCCTTTCCGGTGATCTCAATCGAGACGGTCGCGTCCTCGGCAGGCGGGAAGTTCGAGTCCGTTTCGATGCAGACGCAGTACGAGGCGCAGGTGAGCGCGTTCACGGTGAGCGGCGCGCCGTCCGAACTGCCGTAGACCGTCGTGGCGGGAACGCACCTGCCGACGCAGGTAAGCGTGGCCTGACCGGTCCGGCCGTCAACGATGACTTGCGAGTTGGGCGGGATGTACGTGATGTAGATGTCGGTGGTGGGGTTGCACAGCATGCTGTCCGCCGTCGAGTCGCAGGGCAGCGCCGGGTTGGGGTTCTCGTAGAACGTGACCCGGACGTTGCGAAGCGGCGCGCCGCCCGAGTCCACCGTGACGATGGGCAGGTCTTCCGACCACCGGGGCCGGTCGGTCAAGTCGATGCTGTAGCAGGCACGTTCGGGCACGAGCGGCGTGCAGAACACCGTCTCGGGTGCGGACGGCTGCGGCGGAACGACCTGGGGGTGCAGCGGGTCCTGGCACTGCTCGGGGTCGGTGCAGTCCCGGAAGAGGCAGGGCTCGCCTTCACACACCCCGTCCGACGCGTCAAGGCACCACTCGACGCAGTCGCCCTGTCCGGACATGGGCACGGTGACGTCCAGCACCGGCGCCGGATCGGTCCACGCCCAGGGAATCCCGGCGACGAGCACGAACTCGACTTGAAGGATGTCCGCGCCCGAGCAGCCGCCGGTCGAGCAGCTTCCGCCGCCGGTCGCGTTCCTGGCTACCACGGTGGGTCCCGAGACCAGCGCGGTCCGGACGAAGTTCCGCCGGTGCTTGGCGTTGAACTGCTCGGGGGTCAGGCCGGGCTCGGGGCAGCAGGCGTACATCGACAGGCAGGTCCCGCCGCAGCCGTCACCGGCGCAGCTGTTCAGCACCTCGGTGAGGTAGTGCATGCCGTAGTCCACGCCGCAGCAGGACGTCCCGAGCAGCAGGCCGGTGACCGTGATGGTGCGCGGCAGGTCCCTCGCCGGGCCGAACACGCCGCCGCCGCCGACCACGTTGGTCACGTTGCGGGCGCGCGGGTTGTCGTCGAGCCCTTCGATCGAGAGCGGCAGGAACCCCAGGAACTTGGCCGACTGGTCTACGTCCACGTCGTACCAGGGCGCCGGATCTGCTGTCGGGGTGTCGTACGGCTCGTCCCCGAGGACGGCCGCCGTCAGCGTCTCGCAGTTGCAGATGTTCGGGCCGGTGTCGAAGGGGGACCCGACGTTGGTCAGGTAGGCCTGCAACCGGGCGGTGTTCCACAGTTCCCCGGTGCCGCTCTCGGCGTAGTCAGTCAGCATGGGCCACACAGCCGTTCTCGCAGGCGTTCACGGTCTTCTCGGCCCTCGGGGGCCACGGGCCCGCCACGACGTCTGAGAGGGGCGTACAGGGCCGCGCACGGGTGCGCCCTGGCGGCGGGTACGCGCCGGACGGGCTGACGATCCCCAGCACCTGGTACAGCCGGTGCTTGATCAGGCGCAGCAGCTTGCGCATTCGGGTCCCTTCCTCGGTGGTAGGTCCAGCTTACCGGGGCGTCGCCCAGGCCTTCGGCAGGCCTGGGCGACGCCCTCGGCAGAAGTGCGGCAGAAACGAATGGGACATCGTTGCAGGTCAGGCCGTTACGGCAGAAACTTCCAGAAACTATGAGGGTCCCTATGTATGTGCACCACGGGGTACACCCCTACCTCACGCGCGGGCACGCGCGTATGTGTAACTGCCACACCCTGTGTGTTCACCCATAAGGGCCCTCATAGTTTTCCCGTGAAAGTGCCGCAGCCGCCTGACCTGCATGTTTGTCCGGCTCGTTTCTGCCCACTTCTGCCGCAGGTCAGTCGCGCGCCCTACAGTGCGTCCCGCAGCGCCCTCGTCAGGAACGGATCGCCCCTATATCCCGGGTGGTTCACCTCGCGGGCAAAGACGACTCGGCCCCCGACTTCGAACCGAAGCCAGCCACCCGCCCGGCGCGGCCGGATCGGGTGGCGGCGCGATCCGTTGTGAACCAGGATTGAGTGGACGTTCGTGCTGATGACCTTGATCGACTTGTCCCGGTACGGCCCGACGATGATCCCTTCCGGGATGCTGCCGTGACCGGCTGCGTACTGGCGGGCCAGGTCGGCCACCTGTTCCGCCTTGCGGGTCAGCAGCCGCTCACCCGCCCCGCCAGGGCGCGTCAGGATCCGCTGGAACGCCGTCAGGTCCAGCTGGACGGTTGCGGGCATCACGGGCCCACAGGCGGCGGCTCGGGCGGGCAGGGCAAGCATCCGTCGATAGCGACCGTGACCTCAGTCCTGAAGCCGATGCAGCCGCCCGACGGGCCGATCATGTTCGTGTCGCCCATGGCGTACCGGCGGCCGCTACGCCGGACCTCGGTGTCAGTCGCCGGGTAGCAGCAGGCCACCGCCCGCTGCACCGCCAGCATGTCGGCACTCAGCTGCATCGACACCGCGCTGAGCGCCTCGCCGGACGGCGGGCACCCTTCGGCGGTCGGCCCCGGGATGCAGCGGAACACCGTCACGTACAGGTCGAGCGCGTTGACCTGCGGTAGCGCGCAGCCCTTCAAGTCCCGGACGGCGGCCGCGCCGCCGATCGCGTTCGAGAACCGACGGGGGAAGGTCTGGTAGTCGGTCGCGAACATCCTGTTGATGTGGACCGTCAGCTGCCCGGGGTAGTCGCCGGGCTGCATCTCACACCCGCCGTCGCACGCGTCGGCAGCGGGCTGGCCCGGTGAGACGAACTTCCGGCAGGGACAGCCCAGGAAGCCGGGCAGTTCGACCGGGATCAGGTCCATCGACTCACAGACGCAGTCCAGCAGCGCCTGCTGGTGTTCGTGCAGGGCCAGCAGGCTCAGCGGCGTGTTCAGGTTCGGCATCAGATTCCCGTCCCGCTGTACCAGATGCGCGGCGGCCGGGGGCTGTCCGGCGAGACGACCCGCATGGCGCGCGGCAGCCCGGACGGGTTGACCGCGTGGATGAACTGGTCGACGATCTCGATCCCGGTCCGGCCGTCGCTGAGCAGCTGCTGCGGCGAGGCGAACTCAAGTTCGACGCCCTGGCGCGACAGGCGCGACAGGTTCTGCGGCGGTGCAACGCCACAGCCACAGCCGTTGCAGCCTCGGATGTAGTGCGCCGCCAGCGCAGACAGGGCTGCAACGCCCAGGGCCGACAGCGGGATCCCGGTCCGGTAGACCACCGTGAACGTGTTCGGTTGGCCGGGGATCAGGGACATGTCCTGGCAGCTCGGCCAGCACGTGCCGCCCTCGGCATCCTCGGGCGTCGCGGACGAGCGGACCAGGAAGCGGCCGTCGAGCACGCCGTACGTCAGCGGGTCGACGACCTCGCCGTCAACGTCCACCGAGACGATGTCGTAGATGGGCCCCGGCAGGTAGACCTCACACAGCTCGGGCCCACAGTGGCAGGTCGACGTGCAGCCGCACAGCGAAGCGTTGTACATGCGGCCCTGGGACATGAACGGGACGAACGGCCCGCTGAACTGGAACCCCGCGCCGAGGAACTGGCCCTGGTTGAACAGGTACCCGTACGACTCGGCGCAAGTCTTCCGGCACGGCCGGACGGTGACCGGGCAGCTCGGGCCGAACCGGTTGCCGGTCAGTGCGAAGAGCAGCTCAGCGGCGACGAGACGCCACCGCTCGATCACCTCGGGCGGTGTGTTGTCGGGGATGTCCATGCAGGACTGGTCGAGCGTCCACCCGTCCAGACTGCACAGACCGGACTGCAACGGCATGACGGTTCCTTCCTCGCGGGTGGCGGTTGCGTTGCTGCGTCGCAACGACGGTGCAACCGAAGTCGCACCGTCGTTGCAGCGTGCCTTACGGGGCCAGGGCCGGGACCGTCGAGTAGTCGCACAGCGGGTCCGGGACCGGCGGGGCCACGGTGGTGATCTGCATGCGCCGGTGGCAGGTGTCGCCCAGCGGGGTCAGCATCGGGCCGGGGGTACCCGGTGCCGCGCCGTTCAGGACGACGTCGTACGGGCCGACGCCCCACCGGCCGCCTGCGCGGGTCGAACCGACGAGCTGGAACGTGACCTGCTCGGACCCGATCTCAAGGTCCGAGATGTAGGCGTTGGTGACCCACGGCATCAGCGTGTACAGGTACTTCTGCACACCGGTCTCGGTGCAGCTCTGGCCGATCAGCTCGGTCCAGAACTCAAGGGCGAAGCCGCCCTGGCAGTTGATGTTGCACGAGTCGTTGCCGACGGGCGCGCCCAGGTTGTCCACGACGATCGGCTGGTTCGTCAGGACGTCGGTCAGCTCGGGCGACACCTGGAAGAAGTTGAATTCCAGGTCGTAACCGAGAAGGGCCGGGCAGCCACGCTTCACACCGCACAGCGACCCGTTGGCCGCACGGTAGATGACGTCGTCCTGCTCGTCGATGTTGGGGTTCATTGCGACCGAGGCGACGCACTCGCTGACGAACGCGTTCTCGCCCACGACGGGCAGCCCGCAGTTGTCGACGCGGGTCACACGGACCACGTCAAGGTTGGCAATCAGATCACAGCTCACGGCCGAGACCCTTCCTGTCAGGTGGGGCTCGGCCTATCGCCAGCAGCTACGGGACCAGGATACCCGTCGGTCAGGCAGGTTCCTTAGGTGAAGATCCACCCGTTGATAGTGGCCGAGCTCGCCCCTGCGGCGCCTGCCGTGAACTGAAGCGTGACGGCGTTTCCGGGCGGGGCCTTGACGATGATCTCGAAGTCGCTCGACGCAGCAGCAGCAGCGGCCAGCAGGCCGGACACCGTGATCCGCGCGACGACCGTTCCGGCCGCCGGTGCGGCGTTGGTGCCCTGGACGGTGACGACCGGGGTCGACGTGCCGAGGACCGCGACGG